TTTCTTTCGGATTTAAACTCCAATATTGATGCATTGTAGATTGTAAACGATGGACTAAAATATAATGACCAGGAATTAATTTTTTAATTTTATTGAAGAATGTATTTTCTCCAATTACATTACGATATGAAAGATATGAGGAAATACTTGATGGGAGAACTTGACGAGTTTTTTCATCTAAACAATCATAAATCGAAGGAATATCTGATGAGAAAATAATTATATTTTCATCTTCATAATAGTGAAGTGGTTTGACTCCCATTCTATCTCTGAAAATATAAACTTCCTTTCTTTTAGTATCATATAAACAAAAAGCAAACATACCAATCATTTTATCAACAAAAGATAATCCAGATTCTTCATAGAGACGAATAATAACTTCTGTATCCGAGTAAGTAGAAAAAACATATCCTTTTTCAATTAAATATGTTCTTAATTCTGTGTAATTATAAATTTCTCCATTAAAAACAAGAACGATACCATTGGAAAGATATGGTTGGTCTGATGCTTCATCTTTATCACAAATTTTCAATCTGGAACTAAGGAAATAACATTTTTCATCATGAAATTCACCAACTGAATCAGGACCACGGGGAGTTAAATTATCGATAATTTTTTGTTTTTTATGTTCATCAATTTTTGAAACAGTATCATTATAAACTTTTTCATTTTTGGAAACTATACCAAATATTCCACACATTCTATATATTTTTTATATGGTAAAATTGTTTTGTATTTTGAACACTAGTTGAAACTTTTTTTACTTATGAATAATAAGTAAAAACTATTTTTGTTAAATAAAAGAAAATTTATTGATTTTGTTCTCTCGGTAATTCGAAATTAATGACATCCTGAATTTTTTTCACTTTATCTTCAGAAGAAATTTCTGAAGTAACAATTTTTTTAATTTTATCCATTTTATATTTTTCAAGTTCATATGTAAAATTTTCCAAACCATCATATTCATGAATATAAACATAGTCTTCCAATTCTTCGTAAATTTCTACAATTTTCAATTGGCTACAATTATCATTCGCTTCTTTTCCTAATTCTCTAACGATTTGAATAGAAATAGGATCATGTCGCGGAAGTCCAAAAAAATATTTACGTCCATTGTTATCTAATTGTTTTCGTTCGCAATATAATTGTTGTGCTTTTTTACTACAACCATAACCACCATAACAGACGTTTAGTAACATTTGAGTTTTTTTCAATGAATTCATTATGTAATTAAAAATATATCTATTATATCATTTTAATTTAAAAATTTCATTTTTTCGCAGTAATATTTTGAATAATTTTGGTTGTTGAAACATCTTTTGTATAAGGGAAATAACGTATTACCACTCCATAATTATTAAGTTCTGATTCCCATGTTTTCCATTCAGTATTTTGATACCAATCATCTCCAACAAATAAAATATCATATTTGATTTTGTGATATGCTTCCACTTTATCACGCGTTTCTTGTGGAATAACACAGTCAACATATTTTATAGAACTAACAACTTCAGCTCTATCACGATATGTAATGATTGGTTGTTTTCCCTTATACGAAACTAATTCATCAGTCGATACACCAACAATTAAATAATCACATAATGATTTAGCATTCTTCAAGAGATTGAGATGACCAATATGAAACAAATCATATACACCACAGGTATAACCAATAATTTTTTTATTCATATACTATCAATAAAAAATAATAAAAATATTTAGACGACGCCTAAAGATTCAAAAATAATTTTAATTTTTGCCCAGGCAAAACCATCACCGTACGGACATCTTTCATTAATGAGATAATTAGTATTTATTTCTTGAAAACATTCCAATAGTTTTTCAGGTTCAGGACACATAATAGAATTTCTTCCCACGGTTTCAGGACGTTCGGTAAAACGACGACAGACAATAACACGTTTATTTAAAAATGATGCTTCTTCTTGGATACCACCACTATCAGAAATAATAAATTTACAATCTTTTATTAAATCAATCATTTCGTCATGTGATACTGGTTGAATTACTTTAATATTTTCAACTGATAAAATACCCTTAAATTTTTGAATGTCTGGATTTGGATGCATTGGAAATATGAAAGTTAAATTTGGATTTTCTGTTGCAAGTGTCCATAATGCTACGAACCACGCATCCATCATTGGAATATTGTCACGGCGATGAAGGGTAATAAGAACATTATCATTGTATTCAATATTTTGTTTTTTAATATTATCTAAACCAGTATTACCTGTAACGAAAATATTATTCGGTGAGATATTTTCTTTAATCAAATTTTGTTTATTAAATTCTGTTGGACATAAATGATATGTAGCTAGACGTGTTATTAATTGACGATTCATTTCCTCTGGAAAAGGATCATTGTATATATTTGTTCTTAATCCTGCTTCTAAATGAATTACTTTAATGCCATTATTAAAAGCTGATAGAGCAACTGCCAATGCTGATGTAGTATCTCCCTGAACTAAAACATATTCAACTTTTTGAAATATATGTGTATATTTGAGTATTGATGAAATAATATCATTAAGACGATTATTAGATGTATTTTCAATTTGTAGTGTATAAGTTGGTTGATGTTCTTTAATGAGATTAGTATGTTGTCCAGTAAATAATGTTAATGTATTCGGTAGAGAATCAATAAGAGATTTAACTTTAATATATTCTGGTCTAGTTCCATAGCAAATTAACAACATTAGTAAATATATATTATCGCTTATGATAAGAAAAAATGAAATTTAAACACTCAATATATTTTATTTATTATTATGTAAAAATAAAATGATTGAAAATCAAATAGTTTCTTGTATTTACGAAACTGATATAGTTAGAGATATAATGAAATTCATCGGAGTTATAGGGGAAAGATTTTTAAAACATGAACAAACTGAATATTTGATATTCGAATTCAACGGAGAGTTTTGGAAAGAAGTTGAACCTAACATTGATCCGATGTATATTTTTGTTCAAGATTATGGTGTAACAATTATATTATTTAATAAAAAAATCTATCAAACATCTAAATATTTTATTTGTAAATGTTGTGAGAAAATAACAACCAATAAATTAAAACATCCAGAACAAGAAATATGTATACATTGTTTTTATCAAAAAAACTTTGATAATCCCAATAGAAAAGAATATGATGGAATACCGATGACACTTGGACGATATATTCAATTGTATGAAAGAAATCATAATATGTATCAATGTACTAATCCAACAAGATGTTTTTTATGTGATTACAAAAAAGGAAAAATTCTGTTTGGAATTAATGATTCTGAATTAATTTATAAAGGTAAATTAATTGAAATGGTTAAAAATAATAAAAAATTAGAGATTACGATTTAAAAAAATCCACCATTAAGCATTTTTATTGCTTCACCAGCTCCTTTTAAGGGTTCCACTAGAGTTGTTGCAAACACTTCATTCATTTCTTTTACCGGTCTTTTCATCACAAACCATATTACAACAACGAGTGCTACTATTAAAAGAGCCACGAGTGCCCAGCGTATTAGTTTATCTTTTTTCATTGGTTCAACAACAACTTTAGTTTCTTTATTTTCCATATGATTATATATAATATTTTGAAAATAAAAAAATGAAAAATGTTCTTTTTATATATTGTATTAGTTATTTAAGTATAAATATTCTATATGTTGATTTCAGATCATACTAAAGATGAAAAACACACTCTAACTTATAAAATCATTAATATTAGAAAATTGATTAACAATGAAAATATACCTTATATTCAACCTATATTAGAAATGAAAAATTACAATAAATATAATCAATCTGAATACAGTCAAGAAAGTGAAGAATTATATGAACGGGTTAAAAAAACGCAAGATTATCTTAATATTTTAATATGTAAAACAAATATGACAATCGATAAAATTGCCAATGAATTATTGATGAATATTGAGAAAGAAAATCTTAACATCGACGAAATTTATACAGTTATTTCTTCATATTCATTTTGGGAAATATTGGTAAAATTAATGAAGCAACGACCATTACTAAAAATTAACAAAAATAATCATCAATTTAATACATTGTATAAAGCATTAATACCTGTATGGTTTCCAAATGCGAGAAATCAATTTAAGGAATTACCACCAAATCTTAAAAGAACAACTGATGATATTTTAAGAACGACAGAAATTTTACTTGTGAATAATTTGGTTGAGTCGGTTTTTGAAACGACACCGAAAATTTTAAAAAATGGTCTAAATGAAACAATGTTAGTTGTATTAACACAAAGTATTCCAAGATATTTAATTCGAACTAATTATCAAAAAATATATGAATTAATGTTTAATATTCCAACGCAAGAAAGATATATTTTAGAAGTTGAAAATGTATTAAATTTAATTCAAACAAAAAAGAATATTAAATATAGTAATGAAATAAAATGGTTGTTTCTACAATCATATGAACAAATTTATCAAATTATTCAAGACACTAAATTTAATGTTGATGAAATAATTGAATTACTACTGATACCAGTTCATCAAGATTATATTTTTGATGAATTTTTTGAAAGACATCCATGGACTACTGAATTGTGTAATCAAATTATTGATAAACTCAAAACATAAGATTATTTATTTATTAAATAAAATTAATATAATATTATAAGAAATGCAAACTAATAAAATTATTAATCTTAAAGAAATAGAAAAAACAATTCCTTCTCAAAATTATAATCAGCAACAGAAAAATTTAAAAGAAAAATATACCGAATGGTGTATGATAAAATATCGGATTGAGAATAAAATATATGTAACTATTTCTATTTGTTATCCAAATGATGTCAAATTAATATATATTACGGCAGATGGTGAAAGAAATATTGATGAAGTTCCTGTTGAGTATGATAAATTTATTATTGAGAAAAAATACTGGTATGGTACAGATTAAGTTCATCAAGTTACATTTTATTTTATTCCAAACGCAATATGAATATATTTCTATATTACATTATTTCAATACAGAAAACATCAGAAAACGTATTTTATACGCATCATCATAATATGATACATAGAATAGAAACTTTGAATATCAAATTTATTTAATTGATATACATTTTCATCAATTAAATGAAAATATTTTAAAACCTATAATGAGTATATACAAATGTTATCAATCATAAAACTGATGAAGAGTTGTTTTGAGTATTGTTTCTCCAATAAGGAAAAAACACACCTTATTGATATGATTAACAATACTCAAAACGACCTTCATGAAGATGTGAAACAGGATTTGATCGCAAGTATTATGCTTGATAAATCAGAACAGATTATGGAACGCATAAACAATCTTCCAGAAAAAAATAAAACTGAACTGATTGCAAGTATAATGCAAGTGAGAGAAATGTATATCCCCAAGTCGATAGAGTATCTCCCCGAGTCGATAGAGTATCTCCCCAAGTCGATAGAGTATCTCCCCAAGTCGATAGAGTATATCGAAAAAACAGAGATAAAATCTGAATCAGATTCTTCTCAAAAAATAGTTGAAGAAATACAAGAAAATATTCAACAAATAG